CAAATAGCAGGTGCTGGTAAAGTAGCAGAGAAGGCTTTTAAAAGAGGTTATAATGTTGCGGCTAGGGTGCATGTTTACTTATTTGGTAATGCAATAGGAACTTAATATGTTACAATTCATAAAAAATTTATTTAAAAAGAAAGAAGTAAAGCAACCTTTTTATCATCCTTATCCTATCAGCGAAATAAACAGTATGCGAGAATATAAAAACGAACAACATGAAAAAGCAATGAAGGCAGAGATAAAGAAAGATCCTTCAGATGCAATAAGGAAGGCAGGATGGTAATGGACTGGGATAAAGTAAAAAAAGCAATAGGTATCAAACCTAAAGCAAAAGAAAAGCCAGCAACTTCAGAAGAAACAAGACGTGCGGCACTTGAGCAAGAAAAACAAGAAGCAACTAAAAAAGGCGAACCTTGGGTTGCAGTATTAGATACACAAGTAAATCCAGACAACATACGTAATGGTTTTTTTGAATTAGATTGGAATAATGAATTTATAGAACAATTGATAGACGCAGGATACTCCGGAGAAACTAATGAACAAATAGTTGATGCATGGTTTAGAACTATTGTTAGTCAAATGTTAGAAGAAGAAGGACATGACAAAACAAGAGATGCAGGTTATATTAATGTAGTTCCAATAGACAAAGGCAAGAGTGAAATATCATAATGCAAGAAAACTTAATGGTCCAACAACAAGTAGAAAATGTTTGGCAACATATGGTAGGAGTCATATGTTTAAATCAAACAGGCCGTAAACAAGTAAAAGAAGTATTACCTAAGTTTTTTAAACTTTGGCCAACACACGAAGCATTATTACACGCAACAAAAAACGAAATTGAAGAAGTTATTGCTCCACTAGGCATGCGAAGTGTAAGAGCAAAAAGACTATATCGTATGAGTGAACAATTTGGAGATTGGGACGGAGAAGATGCTACGGAATTATATGGTATAGGAAAATACGGATCAGATAGTTATAGGCTATTTTATAAGAAAGAATTACCCGAAAATGTTGGTGATCACGAACTAAAACGGTATATTCAAGAAGAATTTTCTCTTGACAACAGTGCTAAAATCTAGTATAATAGTATTATACAATTTAGAAAAGGCACAGTAATGGCAACTTATATACTAGTAGATACTGCAAACACATTCTTTCGTGCAAGGCACGTAGTACGTGGCGACATTGATACAAAGGTCGGCATGGCATTTCACATTACACTTTCAGGCGTAAAAAAAGTATGGCGTGACTTTGAAGCAGATCATGTTGTATTTTGTTTAGAAGGACGTTCATGGCGTAAAGATTTTTATGAACCTTATAAACGTAATCGACAAGAAACACGTGATGCAATGACTCCTGCACAGGAAGAAGAAGATAAAGTATTTTGGGAAGTGTTTGATGAGTTCAAAGAATTTGTTGATACAAAAACAAATTGTACTGTTATGCAACATCCGCAACTAGAAGCAGATGATCTTATTGCAGGTTGGATACAGGCACATCCTAAGGACAATCATGTTATTATTTCTACAGATGGTGACTTTGCACAATTAATTGCACCTAATGTAAAACAATACAATGGTATACAAGATGTAACAATTACACATGAAGGTTACTTTGATAAGAAAGGTAAACCTGTTTTAGATAAGAAAACTAAAGAGCCCAGACTTGCACCCGATCCTGCATTTATGCTATTTGAGAAATGTATGCGTGGTGATACAAGTGATAATGTGTTTAGTGCTTATCCAGGTGTCCGTACTAAAGGTACAAAAAACAAAGTTGGTCTTGTTGAAGCATTTGCAGATAAAGAAACAAAAGGCTTCAATTGGAATAACATGATGCTACAACGTTGGGTAGATCATAACGGTGAAGAACATCGTGTGTTAGATGACTATCAACGAAATGTTATTTTGTGTGATTTAACTGCACAACCAGGCAATATAAGAAGTATAATCAATGACGTAATTGAAGATCATATGACTCCTAAAGAAGTACAACAAGTAGGAATGCGTCTTATGAAATTCTGTGCAAAGTGGGATATGCAAAGGATTGCAGATCAAGCACAACATTACGCCGAACCATTACAAGCGAGGTATCCAGTATGATAAAAGCAAAAGAAGTCTTAAAAGATAAATTTTGGATTGTTGAAGAAAACGGCTCTAAGGTAGGAACGTTAAGTGCCGCCGAAGAGTGTTACACATATTCTTGCGGAGCAGGAACACAAGTGTTTGGTGATTTCAATCAACTTAAAAAACATTTAGGAAAGATTACTTGGAGCACCGCTGATGATAGCAGTTCATCAGAGTTCGAAGTACATGGATATCCAACAAGTTGTGAGCCTTTCAATCCAATGTATGATGTAAAAAACAAATTACCTTTGTTTAGTAAAAGCAATAAATCAAAAAGTTTGTATTGTGCAGGATATTACTGTATTCAGTTTGAAAAAGGTTGGGTGAAAAGTTTTTGTCCAAAACAAATAACAATTGAAAGATATAATTATAGAGGTCCATTTATGACTGATATAGAAATGAGAACGGAGTTATCACGTGTCAACGCAAGATCCTCTTAATACTGCACCTATTCAAAATTTTATAAACACTGTCAAAGGTGCTGACGCAAGTCAAGCCAAAGAAGTCAAACTTACTATGCAACAAGCCAAAGGACTTGCATTTACATTAGGCATTGTTATGGCTAGACTACAAGGTGATATGGAAAAATTTGTTAAAGAAAATTCAAAAACTGAAGAAGTTGTAGAAGTACAAATGGACGGTGGCAATAACTGGTAAGGACGTATGGCAAAAAGAAATAGACTTGAAAGAAAATTAGACGAGTATAATCATACAATGGAACTAATTAGAACTATTGTACCGATTGCTGTCTTAGTATTACAAGTAATAATTTTAATGAAGATATTATAATGACAACTCATGCAATGATTGATCTAGAAACATTGGATGTATTGCCAACCGCGGTAGTTCTAACTATCGGAGGTGTTAAGTTTGATCCTAATGCTATTAAAGAAACTACACAACATTTTTATTATCGGTTCAATGTAGACGAACAATTAAACAAAGGTAGAACTACTTCAAAAAGCACATTAGATTGGTGGGCAACACAAGAACAAAGTGTAGTTGATGAAGCACTTGGCGATCATGATAGAACTCCAGTATTGACTGTTTTACAAAAGTTAAACAAATGGTGTGTAGGTGTAGACACTATTTGGTGCCAAGGTCCTGCATTTGATATTGTTATACTTGAGGACATGTTTAGACAATATGATCATCATTTGCCTTGGCCTTTTTGGAAAATTAAAGACAGTAGAACATTGTTTGGTATTATGCCAACAGATCCACGTAAGGAAATTAAGTTTGAGGCACATAATGCATTAGAAGATTGTAAAGTACAGGCGTTATGTGTGCAACAGACTGTTAATAAGTTAGGTTTAAATCTAAGATAACTGCTACTATAACCTTAAAAAAGAGATAAATATATGCGTATATAATTAAAAGGAAGTACGCATGAGTAGACCAAAACCGACGGTGTTACTAGAATTTGTAAATAAGAAAACATATCGTAGTGAACAAGTATTAGAAGCAGAAGCAATATGGGCTGTCTTTCATAAAGACAAACCTTTTAATTTGAAAAGTTCCAATATGTTAACTAATTACCCAGGACCTAAATATAAGAAAACTAGTTTTTCAAATCCAGGTCATGCACACAATCTAGCAAGTAAATTAAATGAAATGTTCAATTGTAAAGACTTTTCTGTATATAAATTAAGTACAGGTGATATAGTTGAAGAAGAATGAACAAAGAAACATATACTAAGGTATTTCTAAAACAAGCCGAAATTGCAATATCAGATGTTACTATGAAAGAGTATATGTCTACATTATGGCAAAATACTAGAGTAAAAAATGAAGGCGGATTAAGACTTACAGATTTTGGGTTAGAATTTCTTAAATCCAAATTAGAACTTGCAACCTATGAAATACCTTTTCCAAAAGATTTTGAACTTACAACCAATACTATAATTTGGCTAGACCAATTTATTGATTGTCCTTATTGGTTATGTAAGTATTCTATAGAAGTTACGGACGAAAAGAAGGCACTCGAACTACATCTTTTTAGCGGAGATGTAAAGAAATATGGACTTACCAAAGCATTAAACAGACAAAAAAAGTAACCAAAATAGATTGACTTTCCTCATAACCTGTGTTATTATATATACATACTAAGAAATTAAGTATGGCACTGATACAAACAAACGAGGAATATAACATGGAATCTGTAGTACGAACTGTTACTCCAAATGGAGCAAAGAAAAGTATTATTAGGGCATTCAAAAAGAAACGTCCTATTTTTATGTGGGGCCCTCCAGGTATTGGAAAATCTGATATTATTGGGCAAATCACAAAACAACTAAAAAAATCACATCTTATTGATGTACGTTTATCACTTTGGGAACCAACTGATATTAAAGGTATCCCTTATTATGCGGCAAACGATAACACAATGATGTGGGCACCACCACAAGAACTTCCAACAGAAGAATTTGCTAAGAAGTTCGA